AAAGCAAAATGGCTGATTTTTCATTAACCACCCTCTTTGTAGTACCAGTAGGAAACACATTACCTAGCTCTGGATCTACACAGAATTTAACAGCTGGTCAATTTGGTATTTTCCTTAATGACTACACTGTTGCTACATCAAGTAATATTGATGATGCCCCTTACTTCTATGTTGCTCAAGGTAGAACAAACACGTATTTACAAGGCTCTAAGCGTTCAGACAAAATTGCTGGATGTGTAACTGGTGCTGCTTGTAACTCAAATGTAACTGAATGGTACAAGTCTAATGGCTGTGCAACTGCTGTAAACCAAGTTACTGATGTAGTTGATTTCACAGTTAAACCTGGTGAGATTGTTACATTAACTTTACGTGGTTTCTCTAGCTACTTAGAAACATTGTACTTCAATGGTTTCACTCGTTCTGTAACAGTGAACGCTCCATGTCTTGGATGTGGTGACGATCCTTGTACAGATGTAGATGTACCTGCGTTGATCGATGCATTGATTCTTAAATTAGAATCACGTGCTCCTGGTGATAACCCAGATAACATCTATTTGAGTGATTTCTATCAATTCCAAAGATTGGGTAACAATCAAAGTGCGTTCTTACGTATTACTGGTAAGCCATTAACTAAATATGGTCAGCCTTGTGATGTTGCTGCATTCCCTTGGGAGTATGACAGATTCTACTTCAGAACTTTCATCTTCTCTGGTCCAGCTACAACTGCTGACTTCATTGTTGATGATCCTTGTAATAGAGTTGCTACTCCAGTGATTAGACAACGTTCTAACTATCCAGTTGGTACTTCTGCTGAAGTTCAACAATTAGAGAAGAACTTCTATAGCTACCAAGCTGGTTACTTAAAGCATTTATACAGAATGGGTGGTTACAACGAGAACTTTGAGTCTTGGGTAACTGATGGTCAAATCTATGATTTGTACTATATCAGATTCAATGAGTATAATAGATCTGAGTACCAATGGGGTGACTATATCTATGAAGATAGCATGGTGATTATTGCTGTTCCTAGCAACCAAACATCTGGTATCGAAGCTATATTAGAAGCTGCTTTAGGACAGGTTGCAGGTGACACATCTTGTATCACTACAACTAGTACTACAACTACTGTATGGCCTAGCACTTCAACAACAACTACTTTGATCCCTTAAGAATTAAGGTAAGATCATATTAACCTATGCCAGAGGGTGAGAGGATATCTCAAATCCTCTGGCATTTTTATTATAAAAACCATGACATTAGATTTTTTAGTAATCAACACATATGATACTAACACATTAGCAATTGCTGATACATCTGTGTATGATACAAATCCCCCAAGTGTTAGTTCTCCTACTATGCAAATCACAGTGCCTGGTTATACTGTTCCTGTTTCTATTCCTTTCAATGTTCAACAAATAAATACTTACAACTCAATTATATTGGGTTTAACTGCTTTTCCTGCTACCTCTCCACTACCTGATGGTGTATACTTTTTAAAGTATTCAGTGGCTCCTGCAAATACTAATTTTGTAGAAAAAAACATAATGCGTACAAACGCTATTCAGGAAAAGTTTGATAGTGCTTTTATGAAACTTGATATGATGGAATGTGATTCAGCTATCAGAACCCAAGCTAAGGTGGTATTGAATAGTGTATATTATATGATTCAAGGATCTATAGCAGCAGCTAACAACTGTGCGATTGATGCAGCTAACAGATTGTACAATCAAGCTAATAGACAACTTGACTATTTTATTGCTAACCAATGTGGTTGTACAGGAAACAACTATATAATTAATTTCTACTAATATGGCAAACTGTAGAGGATGTGGCATGAAAGTTGGATGTGGCTGTCAGTTGATTAATGGCCTATGTTCAGCTTGTCACAACAAAGCAAAAAATGCTCTAAAAAGATTAAAAGATGCTTACACCAAGATTGACAGATTGTGTAATAAATGGTAGTATCCCAGCCACTCTTGCACAAATTGATGCAAGATTGACGTACTGGGCAAATATTGAATATAACAATATCTCCTTCTCTACTAATACATACATCCCTGGAGATGTAATAGGAGATTTACTAAATTACAAACGTATATTAGAATATAGATCTTGTAATCCAGATTATGCTATGGTGTGTGGTCTTCCCACTACATCACAGGTTATAAGCAGGGTTAAAATTCTAATTAATAAATAAATTATAATATGTCTTGCGAAAGTTGCTACAATGGTTGCGTTGATATAGTATCTGATAAGTGTGTCAGATATACAGGAGTTACGTATGCCTCAGTGGGCATTGATGCTGGTGATTCTTTATACCAAGTAGAGATTGCTTTGATAGAAAAAGTCATTTCTTTCTTGAATGGATCTGGTATAAACATTAGTATAAACCCTACTTTTTTATGTAACTACATGCAGACATTTTTACCTGCAGGTAGTACTTTTACACTTCCTACAATAATTTCAGGAATTGTAAGAGCTATTTGTGATATTAACACTCGTGTTGTTAGTATTAATAATACACTAACTATATTAAATGCTGATTATACAATTGGCTGTCTTACAGGAGTTACAGCTTCTTCTGACACTCATGATATTGTTCAGGCTACTATAAATAAACTTTGTGCAGTTTCAACTGATCTTACTGCTCTTACTCTTAATGTAAATACAAACTATGTTAAGTTAGCAGACTTAGATTCTTTGATTGCAGCTTACATAGCTAGTACATCAGGTGGTGGTTCTAACCAACAGTATTTAAAAATGGTTCCATTTGTAGCCTATGAATATTATGGACCAATAACAAACTTTGATGGATCAGGTATTGGCATCCCAGCAAATGGTTTCTTCAAGGTATATTTATGTAATGGTCTAAATGGCACTCCTGATAAAAGAGGACGTGTTGCTGTAGGAGCCATTCAAAATGTACCAGGTGCTCCATTAGATGCTTCAGTAAATCCTGCTAATGCTGGTAATCCAAACTATGCTTTGTATAACACAGCAGGAGCAAACACTGTAACTTTGATTACATCACAAATTCCTGTACACACTCATAATGCCACTGTAGTGGCATCTGGATCAGTGCCAGACCACACTCACATAATAATGGGAGGATCAGGTCCTGGTAATAGTCCTGCACCAAACGCATTGCAAGTTGCTGCGAATGAAAAAGGAGATGGTGGTAATGCAAGTTATAAATTGTCAGTTGCAAGTGTTCAAACACATAACTCTGGTATAAGTAGTGCAAGTGGAGCTGGCCCTGTATCACTTAGTGTAAGTGTTGCTAATGGTAATGCAGGTGGTGGAGGATCTCATCCTAACATACAACCTGTGATTGCTGCATATTATATTATGTATATTCCTTAATCTATTTAAACTAACTATAAAATGTCTTGTTCTTCTTGTTATCCTAATCCTAATCCTTGTTACACTGCATATTATCAACCTGGTCAAAACTGTGGTTGTTGTGGTGGTGTAGTGGGTGATTGTGGATGTGTTGGTACTGCTGGTACTGCTGGTACTGGTGGCTGGGGCTGCTGGTGTGGTGCTACAGGCTGTGCAGATGCTCCTTATAATAGTAATAATACTGTTTATGTTGGACCTAATCTTCCTAACTCAGGAGTTAATACCTGTGACACTTTAACCACTGCATTAGAAAAAATTGACTATGTAGTGACAGGTGGTGGAGGTGGTGGAAAAAATGGTACATCAGGAACCAGTGGAACTCCTAGTACAAGTGGTTCATCTGGAACCTCTGGTAGTTCTGGCTCTAGTGGACAAAATGGTGCTCAAGGTTCTGCTGGTTTAAATGGTACAGCAGGTTCTTCAGGAACATCAGCAACCTCTGGTTCTTCTGGATCTTCTGGAAGTTCAGGAACTGCTGGTAAAAATGGTTCTAGTGGTGTTGATGGTAGTTCTGGAATTAGTGGTTCTTCAGGAACCAGTGGAACATCTGCAACAAGTGGTAGTTCTGGAACTGCAGGAACAGATGGTTCAAGTGGTACAGCTGGAACAGCTGGAGAAAATGGTTCAAGTGGTACATCTGGAAAAGATGGAAACACTGGAAACGCTGGAAATAATGGTTCTTCTGGTACTTCAGGTCAAGATGGAGATAGATATAGAACTACTTCATCTACATCTTTATTGATAGGAGCAGGTGCAAAAACATTAACTGTTGCTACAAATCTAGCATATAGTGTTTCTCAATCAGTTATTGTAGCTTATGATGGAAGTAACTCAATGACTGGTACAGTTACATCTTACGATAGTGGAACAGGTGTTTTGGTTTTAAACATAACAACTGTAGTTGGTTCAGGAACTTATGCATCTTGGAACGTTAACTTAGCAGGAGCTGCAGGTGGTAATGGTAGTTCAGGTACTTCTGGTAGTTCTGGAAAAAGTGGTACTAATGGTACTTCTGGAACATCTGGTGCCAATGGTGCTAATGGTGCCAATGGAACAAGTGGAACATCTGGTGCTAATGGTGCTAATGGTGCTAATGGAACGAGTGGAACTGCAGGAACTAATGGTACAACAGGTACAAATGGTAGTTCTGGATCTTCTGGTTCAAGTGGTAGTAGTGGATCTTCTGGTTCGTCAGGTTCAAGTGGAACATCAGGTGGTACAGGTACTTCAGGATCTTCTGGAACATCTGGAGTAGATGGTACTTCAGGATCTTCTGGATCGTCTGGATCGTCTGGCTCTTCTGGTAGTTCAGGTTCTTCTGGTTCTTCTGGAACGTCAGTAGCTGTAGGAGGTTCAACAAATCAGGTAGTTAAATTTACTTCTGGAACTACAATTGGTGATTCTAGTATTGTTGACACTGGAACTTACACAGATGTAGGTGGTTCTGGTACTGGTAGATTTAACGTAAATTCAGGATCTACAAATAATAAAGTGGCATCTTTTTTAGCTACAGAACCTTACATAAGTGTAGAAGCGTTAGGTGGTAGTAATAGAGTTGAATTTAGAGGATATCCTACAGGTGGATTTTATACTTATATAGGAAACTGGGGAACAGGATTTACTGTAATTACAGCACAAGGTGGTGCGGATTGTGCAACAATTAATACATCAGGTGTCACAGCTCCAGCATTTTTTGAAACTTCTGATATTAGATATAAAAATATATTAGAGTGGAACCCAGAAATAAATGTGCTTGGAATAGATGTAATCAAATTTAAGCGTACAGATGTAGAAGGTTTTAGTGCAGATAAAATTAACTATGGTTATTCAGCCCAACAAGTGCAGGGAGTTATTCCTGATGCTA